ATGTGCGTATCTCTTTCCATTTTCAACACCACGAACTAGAAATTGATTACCAATCAATTGAACATTAGTATAAAAACGCATCAGTCAAACATAATATTAAAGGGAATAACAGTCTTTCTATTATTAGTAAGATTTCTAGGAGACTTATGTAGTATATCAGCACCAAAGGTTAATATCTGTCCTTCCTTTACATCTGGTATTATTTCTTTACCGGTCTCAGGATCCTTTAGGATTGTGGTAAGTGATTTATCAGGTAATTCAACATAATATATACTCGCTAAATTTATACATGGATTTTTTTGTCCAGCCACCCTTTCACTCTCTGCATGATGATGCCAAGGATGTTCAGATCCAGACTCTGCAATGTATTGATTAAACCAACTCTCAGTGACATCTCCATTAGACCAATCCCTATCTGGATAATTATTTTTGATTGAATTTACAACTCGAATTTGATCTTCCGGACTTAAAAAATGTGGCCATATTTGAGCCCACTTTTCGCCAAAAATATCATCCTGCCAATTTGTTTTACTTATATGTGATGTATAATCATAGTTAAGATTAGTATAGTCATCATCAAGATTTATTGTATTCACACCAACATCCTTGCTAGGCATATTGTCAATCAAGTCTAATACAAACTCTTTCATTATTGAATGATCAATAACATCAACAACGGTGTATAACATTATTTTAGTAAATCTTGATATTTTTCAAGTAATGTTGGTTTTGGATCAACAAGAGTTAAGATCTTATCTGATGATAACATGAAAACACTTTGATTGGTGGACTCAACTAACCATGGAGATAAAGTATTATCATCTCCTACAATAAATGGTTCTGTCAATTTACAATCAGGTTGGCCTATGTCTGCACCAATTTCCTCAATCTGGGATACTAATCTTTGTTGATTCACTAGGACTATTAGTTTTATCGGTGGTTTTTCCATTTAAAGTTTCCTCATGATTAATTGGTTTTGCATTTAAAACATCTTCTTTGTACATTTGTTCAACCTTTTCAATTGGTGTGACTATCGTAACCACCCAATCGGTAGGTAATGGAATATCCTTTTCTTTTGCGAGAGGCATCCATGGATACATTCGTATTGCTGTTTCTTTTTTACTTTCATCCTCAGAATCTTTTGGAATTAATTTAACGACGCATGGTTTGGTAAGAAAATATCCGATGACTTTTTCATCAGGTGATACCATTTCCTTAAGATCCGCAATCACATCCTCACCAGATTTCAACAATAAAATTTTGACTGTCATTTGTTTTTTGCTCTCATTGTATTATAGCATGAAAAAGGGGATCGTCAAGATCCCCAAGTTCCATCTCGAACTCAATTGTATTTAGAGGTAATCTTTACGAGCATGATGCTCTGGAACTACCTTACCGACGTTTACCGAAAGAAGACCATCTTCAAATACAACCTCTTTGATTTCTATATCATCAGTGAGTTGCCATTCTCTTTTAAATGATCTTTGAGCCATGCCACGATGAACATACTCATTTTCTTTCTTCTCGTCTTTCTTTCCTTCTACAACAAGTTTACCGTGTTCCGTGTAGACTTTGACTTCTTTCTTTTTAAATCCTGCAAGTGCGATCTCTAAAGTAGATTCGTGATTATTTTGCTGAATAATATTGAAAGGCGGGTACGTAGCGTTTGTACTCTCCCAAAAATCCTGTATGGTTCTATCTAAACCAATACTGTTTGTTGTTATTTTATCAAACAGTTCTGCTAAATCCTTAGCTCTATAAATGTTTGCCATAGTTCTCCTTTAATAAGCGAGTGTGAATTGTGTCCCTTACGGCGACATTACTAATTATAACAGATCATAAAAAAAGAGGGGTGTAAAAACCCCTCAATAGATGTTCGGTTAATTCATAAAGTTCGGTTTACACTAAGTTAAATGCTCCATTTAATGATGGTATATCAGGATGAGTTTCTTGAACCTTGTTGATAATTTCATTAAGAATTTCATATCTAAATTCTATGTTTATTGCTCTTGAACCTTCACAAGAGTTTTTAAATGTTAAATCATCATGATCTCCACCTTCTGGATCTTTAAATCTATCTTTATTTTTATAAGCTTCCTCATGAAGTTTAAGTGCCTCAACAGATTGTTCATATGTCAAAATTCCGTGACACATCATCCAAAATAGATTTTGCCATGTTGATCTTCGCTTCATCATCTTATCAGAAAATCCGTACTCTTTAGCATTGGATCTAATTTCTTCAAAGTTTTGTTGTAACTGATCAAATTTTTCAAGATAAAACTTTTGACTCTCATAATCTAAAAAGGTAGTTCCATCATTGTATAGTTTGTCTTTAGTTCCTTGAGCGACACCAGAAAATTTAGTCTCTATACTAACTTCACCATCTTCGTTCTCAACTTCAATTTGTTGAACTGCTTGTATAGCGAAATCTAAACAATCAACAATCCAATCATCGCCACATAATCTTGACAATGGATCTGCAAATAAGAATTGTAACATGTCAAATACACCATCGCTAATTTGACGAACATACTCTGGCCATGGGCCTTTTTCTGAGTTACGTAATTCCTGATGATTTGGAGGACATCCTGCATTACAGTTTTGAAATATCACTTTTAAATTAACCCAATCTACTTGATAGTATTCACTTGAACTAATAGAACGTGTCAGAATTGCTTCTTGTAATTTTTCTGGTAGATCTTTAAAAGTTTGCTTACCATGTCTTACGGTATGCTTACAGACAGATGTTTCTGAACCTTCAACAATGTATTTGTAGGTTCCTACTGGTATTTTGTATTCATTATTAATTAATGAAAGAAGAAATTTTAAACGATTGTTACCATCCATGATTATCCACTTATATCCTGCTTCAAGAAGAGATTGGAATAAATGGACTGCTCTGTCGTTAGGAAAAGTTTTTAAAATTTTACGAAGTGCTGTTTCAACATCTACTAAAACTAACGTTCCTTCGACTCTATCTAATAGTAATGATATGAAAAATTGTTTTCGATGTTTATTTTTCCAAGATTCTGGACGTTGGAATTCTCTTGGAGCGATAGTTCCGTTATTAACTTTTATGGCAAATCCCTTGCCACCACCATACTTTCTTAAGGTGTCTTCTAATTCTTTTACTTTTAGTGTTCTTTTAAGGGTTATGAAATCTGAGGTGACTTCATATGGATAGTCCTTAATAGGGAATACTACAGCTGGGGCTAGATTGAGTTCTTGCATGAGAATAATTTGTTTTTTTTATTTTTTGCACCCTTGTCTCCGGTGTGTCAGAGTAGGTTGCTAAACCGAATTTTTCAACCAAGAGTAATTCGCTTCGTATGCCACTATTGTAGCATACATTATTTAGGTGTCAAGTCCTTTAGTTTTTTGTAAGTTTCTTGCCAACTACCCACAGTATAATTTGTCCCTCCTCTCTTGTCAACGGCCACTGCTAATGGATAATCATTCTCTCCTTTTTTCATCATGTCACCAAAGAAAACTAACTCATCCTCTGAATTAAAATCTCTTAGTATTTGACTTTTATCACTATCAGATATATCAAGTCCAGTCTGTCCACCTATTTGAATATTTAAATCAGGAAACTCAGTTTTAATCCTATCTGACATTAATATTCTTTCAGTGGTATTGATATCCCACTTTACATATTCTTTTCTATATTTCATACTATTCACACCTCTACCAAGAATACTAAAGTTTATCCCACCGGGTCTGTGTTCAATATGATTACCAGTTTTATGTGGGAACGTGCTATAGTCTAATTCATCTCTAAGAAAATTAATTAACTTACGAGATGGTTTCCAATCGGACTTGTAGACATTATTATCTTTCTCATATACATCTGCTCCAGAGCAGTTATACACTCTCTTCGATCTATTATAGATATCAAGACCTACCTGCTCTACTGTCTTTGCCCTATCACTACCAGTAACAAGATAAACATCATACTTGCAACAAAATTTAATCATGTATGCTTCAAATGACAAATCAATTTGTTGACGACTCTCTGTTAAAGTGCCGTCAACATCAAAGATAAATTTTTTCACTTACTCAGATTCTGTAGTTTTTCCTTTCTTACCAATATTGTATTTCTGTTC